CGCATCGGCGTGGTCACAGGACGGCAAACCGCGCCGCCGCATGCTTTCCTTGCTCTCAATCTGGAGCTTGCCGTTGCTGCTGAAGCCGAACCGCGGCGCCACCAGGTCATCGCGGAGTTGATCATCGCGCGGCAGCCGCACCGCACGGCTCTGCAGCCAGTCCCTGGTGCGGCCCCACAATTCGTCCCTCAAGCGCATATAAAGCGCGCTGTTGGATGGCACCTCGGCCACGTTCAACCCAAGCACCGGCACGGATTGCTCCTGCAGCCGGTCCACCACACCCGCACCCACGCCGATCACGTCAATCACGATCAGCGACGGCCGCGAAGCACCGGCCGCGTCGTATTCGTGCTTCACTGCCCCCGCGAGGGTCATGGTATCGATGTTGCGCCAGCGTCTTGGCGGCTCGGTAACCACGTTGCCACGGCGCTTGATCAGCACCGACGCATCCTTGCCAAATCTCGCGACATCGAGGCCCCAGATCTCCGGCGCGGTGGTATCGAGCATGACATCTCTGGCCATGGCAGCGTCGACCAACTCGCCAGGGATGTATGTATCGTCGCTCCCGCTCGGAAACTCGCCCAGCACGCGCACCCGATAGGCGTTGCTGTCGGGGCCATAGCGCTCCCGCATTTCGGTCACGTAGCCAGCATCCACGCGCCTGGACTGCTCGGACGACACTGTCAGGCATTTCCAGCGCTCGCGCTCCAGCGTGTGCGTACGCCAGAAAAACCCACTGTCGCGGGTCGGGTTGCCGATCAGGACCGTGATGGCGCCAGGGCTGCTCATGCTGCCCCCAGCAGCCTCGTATACACGCTCATCAATACCACTGGCCTCATCGGCCACCAGCAGAATGTATTGGCTGTGTAGGCCAGCCATGGCCTCCGGCTGCTCGGGGCGCGAGGTGCGTGCCGTCACGAAGCACTCCTTGTCGCCTTTAAGTGTGATATGGTCTGATGTCACATCGAACAGGCTGCGCCACGCCTCCGGCAGCCTGGCGATCCACTTGAGCGTCTCTGGCCAGAGCACGTCGAACATCTGCGGTGCGGATGGCGCGGTGACAGCGCACTTGAACGGCGCGCGGGTGCAGATGAACCACACGATGGTCCACGCCGCGAAGCAACTCTTGCCCACGCCATGGCCCGATTTGATCGAGATGCGCGTGTGGCCGTGTGCGATGGCGCGCAACGCCTGCAACTGCCACTCATCGGGATCTGCGTGCAGCACCTCGCGGACGAAGGCGATCGGTGCCCGCGCATAGCGGCTCATGGCGGCGTGGAACGGATTGGTAGAGGCTGCGATCACCTCAGCCCAGTCCCGTGGCATCTGCTCGGTGTCATCCATCCGCAGGGTGGCGCGGCTTAACATTGCATCACGGCCAGAAATCCTCCGCTTTGGGCCAGTCATCCGGCCCGCACTCGCCATCGGCGCCCATCGACAGGGACGGCAGCGGCGGCAGCGTGGTCTTGGGAGAGCGATGCACGGCGTGGCCGGGCGTCACCCGAGCCACCACCGCCGAGTTCCGGTCGGAACGGATCAGCCCGAGGTTGGCGAGTTGCCGGTGGATGCTGTTCTTGCTGCGCCCCATGGCCTTGCCGATCTGTGTCTGGCTCATTCCGTTGTCGTGCAGCCGGCGCAGCTGCTGACGCTCCTCATCCGTCCACGGCACCTGCTCATAGCCGCGCATGGTCATGGCGATCTGTCCTTTACCAGGCACGACTCGATGATGCGCTGGATCATCTGGTTGCGAACCTCGGTGTTGTGGCTGAACACGTATGCCGCGAGCCCGAGAAACCCGATGTTGAGGATGATCAGCACAAGGAATGCCGGCGGCAGAACGCGGATCAGCTTCTCGGATACCGAGGCCAGCAGCGCCCCGTTGCCGTTAGGTGTGGTCACCGTCCGGCACCTCGATTACCGCGTAAGCATCGGCATCATCGCAGGGCAGGCCATCGCCGCCCCTGGCGTAGATCATACGCCGTGCTACTGGGCGTCCCACCCATTGGTCATACACCGACATGCCGTCTTCGCCGGCTGCGAGGAAGATCACCGCATGGCTGCTGCCGTCGGTCGCGTTGGCATACCGCCCGGCGGCATTGAACGTGGCGATGGCGGTACCAGCAGGCAGGCCCTCGGCAGGCCATACCGGCTCGCCCTCGATCCACATGCTGGTGTGCGGCACGCTCGCCGCCGCCCTGACATATGCGACGCAATGGCCGTCACCAACCACCTGTCCCACATATGCCTGCGGCTGCACGGCGACGAACGGCATCACGGCCGCCATTCCAGCGCGTCCGCCCACAGCGCCACGGCCTGCGTAATGGCCAAGCCACGCAATGTACTAAGCATCTCCGGCGGGATATTGCAGCGCGTCTCCGTCCAATGCCGCGTCAGTAACGCCGCGTATATCGGCGCTGCTACCGTGGCGATCAGACCCGCCTGCTTGTCGTCCATCACTCATCCCGGTAGTCGGTCCAGGCCAGGCGCATGCGTCGCCACACGCGCCTGATCTGGAACGCAATGCGGCACATCACCCGTGCGGTGTTGGCGTGGGCTGCGGCACCGGATAGCCGACGCTCAGCGACGGATCGACCACGGTGTAGCCGACAACCCGGACACCGCCCGCCGCACTGGCCGCGACGATCGCAACCAGGTACTTCTGCGACGGCAGATCGTGGCCAGGACTTACCGGTGCGCCGGGGAGACCTTGATCGGGCTGCGGCGGGCCTCCCGGCGCAATTGGGTGCGCTGGGTGACCAGGGCTGGGCCAGATGCTCCCCGGTGGCATGGGGTAGTCTGGCGGCAACGGCGTGGGCGGCCAAATGCTGACCGGTGGCGGCCAGATACCAGGCGGTGGCGGGGGCAACGTGTTGTCGATCACCGGCGGTGCAACGCCGCCCCAGTAGCCGGGCGGTGGCTGTGGAAGCCCCTGGTCTGGACCGCCGGGCAGCAAAATGACGCTGCCGGCGGGAACTGGAAATGGAACTGCCATGTGCTACTCCTGTTGTGCCGGCCGCGTCATTGCGCCGGGGCTTGCGGGTCGTGAAAGAAGGGTATGGCCGATGGATCAAACCGGCGTCGTCGTTGAAGCCAGCGTCACCCACGAAGCCGACCTCGTGCTGCATCTCGCGGTACGGAAGGGCGCCGATCTGGATGCCACTGAGAAAGCGTGCCGCCGCGAGTTCGAGGCGTTTATGTGGCGCGTCACCGAGCTGCTTACTGCGCCAGCGGGCTGATCGGCCGCGATACCGGCTGGCCTACGCGCCACGTTGGCCAGCCAGTCCGCCGTGCGCCTCCACCGCCACGGTGCGAGACGCCTGGTCAGGAGAGGGGTTAGGCTGTGGATCAGATCCCGGAAACGCTGGCGCGCAAGGCAGACGAACGAGCCATGGAGATATTCGAGCGTGAGGTTCGTTTCGGGCGGACATTCCGTGAGTGTCTCGGGCAGGTTTATATGGTCGCAGTCAAAGCCGCCTTGGAGGGCGGTCTCAAGGAGGCATCAGCACCTGAGCGCGATAATCGCCATTATCGCGCGTAGTGGAGTTTCGGAGTCGAGAAAATGCCGGGCTACTGGATGCACGAGACCTCGGGGGTATTGAAGCCGGCGATCATGGCTTATCTCGACCGGCGACGACGCCCAGGATCCCTTCCTCCACGATCCATCGGCGTTCGAGCGCATGGTCAGTGAGAGCGAGTTCGACTGCATCGATTGCGGCAGGCACTGCCTGATGTGGGACGGCAAGCCCCAGGACGGGCGCTGTTCGGTCTGCGCCTGGGTGGTCGAGAACATCCCGCCGGCCGAGCATCCTGCTGTGCGCGAACGGTTGGGCGTCCCGCTGAAGGCGCACGGATGAGCGAGCAGCACACCTACCCCGACCGCTATCCGCCGGGCACGCATTGGGCCGTCGATGCCGCCTGGGAGATCCTTGATCGGATCAAGCCGGGCGTCATTCCCGCCGACGTGCGGGCATTCCTCGCCGGGCAGATCGCGGGGCGGCTCATGAAAGAGCGGAGTGATCAGAACCGCGGGCCATAGCCGAATAAGAGCACGATGAGCAGGATCACCACGACCAAGCCGATGCCGCCGAGGCCGCTCGGGCCGTAGTAGCCGCCTCGGTAGCCGTACCAGCCGCCGCCCAGGCCGCCGAACAGCAGCAGCACGATCAGCAGGAGCAGCAGCGGACTCATTGCAACAGCCTCGCGCTGGCTCTGATCTCCAGCATCATGCGGCGCGCGAACTCATCCGGGTCCATATCGGTGACCGAATACTTGCCCGGGTGTTCATCCCCCCATTCAGTCAGCACCCGCTCGATCATCTCAGGCGTGATCTCGATCTCCACCGTGCGTCCCTTCGCAGTGCCGCGCAGCTTCACCGCATCGGCCCCTGGATCATGAAGCCAAACACCGCCCACCCCAGCAGGAAGAACAGCAGGAACCCGACCAGCCAGCCGCCGCGGTTCCAGTAGGGCTGCCCGGCCGGCGTGAAGTTGCCGAACGCGAACCCAGCTGCCATTCCCATCATGAACGAGCCATCGCTCATGGCGTGCCTCGCCCAGCACGCACCTCGATCATGTCCTCGATCAGCCGCTTCACCTGCTCCGAGAGCCTTGCCACCACGATCTCCAGGTGCAGCAGGCGCTGATCCAGCTCGTGCATGTCTGGCTTGTCGCTCATCGCATCACCCCTGGATGATGAACCCAAACACACGCCAGCCGAGAATAAACAGGAGGATGAACAACCAGATGCCATTGAACCGCATATAGCCAGGGTTGTTCGCGTACGGCCCCCAGTAGCCGCCCAGGTGGAATACGATCGCCAAGAGCATCAGCAACCAGAAGATGAACCCGATGGACATGGCAGAGTGTCCTCTCATGTCTCGCGCCGGCCCCTCAAATGCGGCAGCGAAAAGTTACACCCCTCACTCCGCCGCCTCCGGCGTTGGCAGCACATCGCGCGCGTCTCCGGTGAGGAGCTGGATGGTCACGAGATACGCTTTCCATCCTCATCCCACGCATCCCACCCCGGCGTTGACGGCATCAGGAACGCGACGGCAACCGGCTCGCCGAGGACGAGCGGATCACCGCCGTCCGGATAGCACGGCATCGGGTTATCGAACGCCAGGAAGTGATTGCCGTTCCGCCATAGCCACAGCTTGGTTTTCTCGGTCATTGCCTCGGGATCACCATCAAACGAGGGCCGCCAGCACGGACGGTTTGCTGACGGGTTGCCGGAGAGCGCGTTTATTGCCTCTTGCCCCGGCGACGTGGCCTTACGCAGCGTCCGGCATCATCCCGGCCGCAACTGCGCCGTCCCCACGTTGGTATGGGATTACGATCAAACGAACGATTGCAGAGGTTGCTG